CTTACAAAAATGTAGCATTTGTAAACGAAGAAAATATCAATCTTAGACTAACTGCTGAATTTGGATTACACAAAGTTTGGGCAGTAGGAATGGGTTGTATGCTAGTAAAAAAAGATGTATATGCAAACTTACCAAAACCCTATTATAATCACACATACAACGAAGAAGACAATACATTTAGTGGTGAGGATATTTGGTTTTGTAAATTAGCAAACGATCACAATTATGAAATATTTGTTGATGTTGATGTAAGTAAAAATGTAGCACATCTTGGAACAAAAGCGTTTGGATTTATAACATGAATGTATTTGATAAATTTGGAATAGAAACAAATAGTTTATTTTCTAATAATACGGTAATAAAAAACAATATTTTTAATCATTATCCTATTGTTAACTATAAAGAAGAAATAGAAGACTGGAAAGGACATAGTGATTATGTTTGGCTAGTTGATCCGGATATCAAATTAGAATCTAAGTTTCCAATTCATATGAAACCTGCTCCTAATTCTGAGTTAAAAATACATCAATTTAAAGAAACATATAAAGCAAGTGGTAAAGTTAAAAGTTGGGAGTCTGTACAACTAATTCCAACTAAAGCAGGAACATATGATATAAAGCAACACGATTATGTGGCATCAATTTATGATCCATACAAAGGTAAAAGTAAATTTGATATTTTTTATATTGGCGAAAATAGAATAAAATATTACAACCTCAAGTTAAAATTTAAAAATTTATTACAAGCAGATAACGAAATACATGCCCAACAAATGTCAAGCACAGACATGTTTTGGGTAATTTATGATGACATTGTTTTACGTGAAACATTTCAATTTAACTATTCACCAGATGATTGGAGTTTAGACAATGTACATGTATTTGCAAATGGTAAAGGTGATTGTTTTGATGGTGTGGCTTTAATTCCAAAGCATTATTATTTTAATCAAAAAGAACTTGATTACAGATTTTATGCAAAGAAAAAACAAATTAAAATTATTGCAAGTGATCCTGAACCGTATGAAATTCATACTATTAATAATTATAACGATTATTTAAACGCACTTGATGTTTGTAAAACAACTATGTTTTGGAGTGTTCCAAGCGATGTTACACCTAATTTTGATTTTGCTTTCAATTATCATGTTGAGAAAAAAGATAGCGATGTAGTACACGTATTTAAAAATGGAGAGTACACAGATGGCATTGTATTAATGCCCACTAATGTAAAAGTTACACAAAAAGAAGTTGAACATAGATTTTATGTTAATAAAAAAGAATTAGATATTGTTGCAGGATATCCTAAAAGTTTCAATAAATGGCATGTCAAAGAATACAAGCATTATCTTGATGCATTACAAAATTGTAAAACGGATATGTTTTGGATGATTTATCCAGGAACAAATATTGTAGAAGATTTTGACTTTAACTATTATATAAGTCACCACGAAACATTTGATCGTAATATTGCACACGTTTGGAAAAATGGTAAGTTTTACGACGGTTTAGCACTTGTACCAAAGTCTCAACACATTACAAGAAAAGAATTTGAATATAGATTTTTTGCAAATAAAAAAGAACATGATGAAATAGCAAGTATTCCTTCTAAATACGATATAGTCTTTATTAGCTACAACGAACCAAATGCAGATGAAAATTATGAAAAACTAAAAGAACGCTTTCCTAATGCTAGACGTGTACATGGTATAAAAGGCATACATCAAGCTCATATTATGGCAGCTAAAATTTGTACTACCGAAATGTTTTGGGTAGTTGACGGAGATGCACAAATACTAGATGATTTTAACTTTGATTATCAAATTGCACATTACGACATAGATGGTAAAAATACGGTTCATGTATGGAGAAGTTTAAATCCAATTAACAATTTAGTTTACGGTTATGGAGGTGTTAAATTATTACCAAGAAAATTAACACTTGATATGGACATAACAAAACCTGATATGACAACAAGTATTAGTAACAAATTTAAGGGTATTGAAAGCATGAGCAATACAACAGCATTTAATACTGACGAATTTAGTACATGGCGTAGCGCATTTAGAGAATGTGTAAAACTTGCTAGTAAAACAATACATAGACAAAAAGACGACGAAACTGAATTTAGACTAGATGCATGGTGTACAAGAGGTGAAGATAAACCATTTGGTAATGCAGCAATTAGTGGTGCTACTCACGGAAGAATATACGGAGAAAAATATTCACAATCTCCTGAAGATTTGCGTAAAATAAATGACTTTGAATGGTTACAAGAACAATTTAATTTACTATATCAATAACATCTAACAAATCTATTAATGTCTTAAGTTTTTGCTGATTATCCTTGTTACGTAGAGTTTTCATTAATCCTTGATGTAATGGTTTAGGCCAAGAATTTAAAGTTACCCAAGCATACCCATCATGTTCACTATTTAAAATTGGTAGAAATTCGTTTTCTACTACGCACAAATATGTATGAAAATTAAAAACTTCGTCGTTGCTTATAAACGTTTCTAATGGAATAGTTTTTATAATTTTATGTGATTTTCCAATTTCTTCTTTTACTTCACGTTGTAAACCTTCCCAAGGAGTTTCACAGCCTTCGTTTTTTCCACCAACTAATCCCCAAACGTTATTTTGTCTTGATTTAGTGCGATGTAATAATAAGAATTTTTTTGTTTTTAAACTATAAAATAAAGCACCACTACAAATAATTTTATTCATAAAAATACTTAGTTATAAAACAATTCTCCAAGTTGATTTTGGATAATGTCCATCTATAGACTTGTACCAGTAATTTCTTATTGTTGGTGTATATACATATTGAACAGCATCGTGTAAGTTTGTAGTGTATGTGCTACCTGATGCATAGTCTGCATTAAATATAACATTCCACTTAGAACCGTCCCATTCAATAATGTCGTTACTATCAGCTAAGAAATCATCGCCTGCGTTACTTTTCCATGCATCAGGACCATCATTATTTAAATTTAATTCATAATATACAACGTCATCTGTTACATAATCTTCATCTAGTATTATGAAATATTCGCCACCTCTGTTTTCAATTGTAAAGGTAACTTCTTCATTATTAATACTAACGTATGCGTCAGTAACTGATTCTATGTCATTCCATCCGTTGTCGTAAACATAAACTCTATTGTTTGTTGTAAGTTTAAAGAAATCTCCTATCGATGGAGATCCAGGAAACGCTGCACCTGATGCAAAACTGCCCGGGTCTAAATTATCAACGTAATAGTCTAATCCGGTTTGTATTATATTAGTGCTAGTTGTAGCAGTAAATCTTTTTTCGTATTTTGAACCAATAGGTGCTGTTAGCAAGTATCTAAGTCCTGGTACTTTTGACGATGTAGGATTGAATGTTTGTGGATTTATTATTCTATCTACACTTGTATACATGTTGGAATTCCTTGCAGGACCTTCAATCGAAGTGTCTGTAGGCAAGGTATCTTCTATCCATGTTATGTTAAGTATATTTTTATCAGCATCGTCTATATCAAAAGTTCCTAATACAGGAATAGGTAAATCTTCTCTGTTTAATTCTATTTGACTTATGTTTGCTTGGAATTGTGCAGGAAGTTCTGCTTCAAAAACATTGTACCATGATATATCGCCTATTCCAAATATACGATTAACTACAAGTTGAGCAGTGTTGTTTGAAACGTTTATATCAAAGTTTCTGTACGAAGTCATTAATGGATTGCTTAGGTTACCTAATATAGTTCCACTATTTGATCCAAGACTTGCAGTTCCAGTTTCTGGTGTAAAGCCGTCTAACTCTATTGTGCCTTGGTCTAAATTGTATATGCCTGTAATAATATCTGAAATAATACCAAGTTTCTTTACTTTTGTAGGAGGTGAAATCCAAATAGGTGTTGTAAATGTAAGTGTACTAACATCTATTTCACTTTCTGTTCCAGCAGGTATACTTCTACTACTCCAAGTTGTACTTTCTAAATTTAATATAGATAAACTTGTCCAGTCTAAGTAGTTGTCTGTTGTTTGGAATTCTAAACTCGGATTAAACAACATAAAAATTTGTTCTAAGATTTGTAGCTTTTGGTCAGTGTTTGTACTCCAAACATCAACATTAACCGTTAACTGATAAGGAATAGGATGTAATCTTTCAACCGTATATCCTTTTGCTTGACTAGCAACGTAACTATTTGTGCTTTCGTCGAACTCTTTTTCTCTAATATTTGCCTTACTGATAAAACTAAAATCACTTGTTCTAGTTCTGTCAGGATCTAATGCAGTAATATATACTGCCATTCTAGGAGCACTAGGTAACTTGTTTTCACTATTGTCACGCATTATGTTTGCAACTTGTCTTGTTAAGTCGCCGTACATTACAGGAATTTCTTTTAAATCTCCGTCTCCGTCTTTGTAAGAAAATTTACTTAACGCACGTACAATTTGTGTTACATATCTACGTATTTGTCCATCATAAAAATGTTGCATTAGTTATCCGCCTTAGCTTTTAATACGGTACTGATAGCTTGACGTTCTGTAACTTCAGCGCCCATAATTGTATTAGTATTTGTATTGTTAATAAATGTGCCAAGTAGTGTATTTTTAGTATCTGTTTGTGTAAGATCTGCTCTTACGTTGTCTTCTACTTTTTTCCAAACTTGTCCTGTGTATCTAAACAATCTATTTGGAGATAAGTCTGATCTTAAAAAATAATCGTTTTCAACAGGATCAGAAGGAAAACTACTTCCTACACCAAACGGATGACCGTTAGGAGGAATACCATCACCTATTAAGTATCCTGTATAACCAGTACGTGGAGGTGTTTCTAAAATTAAGTTTACATCAAATGCACTATCGGTAGTAATAGTATCTACATCAACTGAAACAATTTGAACATTGCCTTTATCGTCTGTTGTTACCGTATAAAAATGTTCTGTTGCATAGCCGCTTTTTGCAGCATATTCTTCGCCTTGTGCAATTACTGCATTGTTTACTTGCATTTCTATTTCGTATGTACTTAAAATGTCTCTTAGTGTTGTATCGCTGTTTTCTACAGCTGGTAAGTCTAATATATCTTTGTATTCTTGTCCGTCGTATATTTGTTTTAGTTTTATACGATATAGGTGTGGATACCAAGTTTGACTAAATCCTTCACTTGCTCTAGTTACATCTTCTACAACATAAAATCTTTTCAATGCAACTTCAAAATCATTTGCTGCATATTCATCTATCAAATGAGGAAATTCAATAACATCTCCGCTCATTATTTTTCTGCCTAAAGTTTTTACACTACTATTAATATGCATTGTTACAAAAATAGTGTCGTTTGTTAAAAACAATCCAAATTGACTTAAATTAAAATCTAAATCTTGTACCGTATAATGACCTCTTATTGTGTAAATGCTTTCGTCATATTTTCTGTCTCTATTTTCTAAAAACAATAGATCTTGAATATTTGTTTCTTTTACAGCATCATACTGAGGTTGTTCAGGTGTTGAATCTGCATCATCAGGATTCTTTGGACCTAAATATTTGTGTATATTTAAATCAGTGCCACCAACCGTAAACATTTCGTAGATTGTGTTATCTAAGAAATTATAGTCTTTTGATTTTTGTGGTCTATATAAACTTAACTTTGGCATACACATATTTATCGATAAATACTTTTGGAGACTAACTATGAGTAACGCAACTGCATACCAAGAAATTTATGATTATGTA